AATTATACACTATGCTTTCCTTAGAAGAATTCAAAAAGAAAAGAAACAATTAGATATTAAAACAAAGATTATTGAAAGAAGTGGATTTGACGAAGTTATGGCAGTTGATGATAATGCAATGTCAGGAAGTAGTTCTGATTTTAATACTATTAAAGATAATATTCAATATCGTAATAATAATCGATGAAATTAGGATTAATTGGAATTATTTTTATTATACTTTTACATTTTATAGGTATATCTGTGTCAGAATTTTACACAAACCCGAATGACAATGAAATTTTATGGAGAGATGAATGAAAGTTGCCATAATTACAGATACTCATTACGGTGCACGTAAGGGATCTACATCTCTTCATGAGTATTTTCAGTTATTCTATGATAACGTATTCTTTCCTACCTTAGAAAAGGAAGGCATAGATACCATAATTCATATGGGAGACATATTTGATAGTCGTAAATCAATCGATTATCAGAGTTTGGAGTGGTCAAAGAAGGTTGTCTTTGAACCAATGAGAAAGTATAAAGTGTATGCAATCACTGGTAATCATGATTGTTATTATAAAAATACTAACTATGTAAATTCACCAGAACTTTTGTTAAATGATTATTCAAATATATCAACCTTTTCAAAAGCAACTGAAGTCAATTTAAATGGATTAGATATATTATTATTACCTTGGATTAATTCTGAAAATTATGAGCATACAACTAATCTAATCAATGAAACCAAAAGTAAGGTGGCAATGGGTCATCTTGAACTGAACGGATTTAGAGCTACTCGTGGTCATATGATGGAGAATGGAATGGATGTTGATATATTCGATAAGTTTGATGTAGTTTATTCTGGACATTTTCATACAAGATCAACTAACGGAAAGATACATTACTTAGGTAATCCATATGAGATGTATTGGAATGATGTAAATGATACAAGAGGATTTCATATCTTTGATACGGATGACCTCACTCATACTCCAGTTAACAATCCTTATAAATTATTCTATAACGTATATTATGAAGATAGTAATTATAAATTATTTAATACGACTGAATATAAAAATAAAATTGTTAAATTGATCGTTCGTAAAAAATCTGATCCTAAAAACTTTGAAAAATTTGTAGACAAACTTTACTCTTCTGGAATTAAAGATTTAAAAATAATTGAAAATTTTGCAATAGAGGAAGGTGAGAATTTTGAAATAGAGGAAGAGGAGAGTACAATTTCAATATTAAATCGTTATATTGATGAATCTGATATTGAATTTGATAAGAATATTATCAAAAATATTTTTCAAGATCTTTATCGACAAGCCTGCGAGGTAGAGTAATGTATCTCTTAACACTCAAAAATAAAAAAGAAGAGGGAGTATATGCTGTAGATGATCGGCGTGGAAATCTTGTTTTGTTTTTATTTGAAGATGAAGATGATGCGACTCGATATGCTATGATGTTAGAAGAAGATGAACAAAAAGAAATGGTCGTTGTTGAAATTGATGATGATCTTGCATTGAAAACATGTAAAATGAACAATTACAAGTATGCAGTAATTACACCTAATGACATTGTTATTCCACCCAAAAAATGATAACTTTTAAAACTATAAAATGGAAAAATTTTCTTTCAACTGGTGACTATTGGAATGAAATTAATTTTTTACAAGAAAACACAAACTTAATAATTGGTACTAATGGTTCAGGTAAGTCAACCATGTTAGATGCTTTAACCTTTGCTCTATTCAATAAACCTTTTCGTAAGATAAACAAATCACAGTTGATGAATACTGTTAATGAAAGAGATTGTCTTGTTGAATTAGATTTTTCTGTAAATAATCGTGACTACATTGTTCGAAGAGGGATGAAACCAAATATATTTGATATTGAGATAGATGGGAATTTAATGCATCGACAGGCAGATGATAGATCAAATCAAAAAATATTAGAAGAAAGTATACTAAAGGTAAATTATAAATCCTTCACACAAATTGTTATACTAGGTAGCAGTACATTTGTTCCATTTATGCAGTTGAGTGGCACTAATCGTAGAGAAGTTATCGAAGATTTACTTGATATTAGAATTTTTTCGGCTATGAATAGTTTAATAAAAGATAAAATCAGAGTTAAGAGGGAACAAATTAGATCTCTTGATCTTAAAAAAGATAATCTGAAAGATAAAATGACAATGCAAAAGAATTTTATCAAAGAATTAGAGGAGAGAGGTAAGAATGATATTACAATCAGTAAAGATAAGATTAATAGTTTAATTACAGAAACTGATAACTATGTTTCAACTAATGAGAATTTAGAACTTGAGGTAACTGGACTTATAGAGGATCAGGAAAAGGTTACAGGTGCAGGAAAAAAGTTACTAAAGCTTAACAATTTGAAGGGTAAATTATCCAATAAAGTAACAACCCTTACTAAAGAACACAAGTTTTTTAAGGATAATGTATCATGCCCTACATGTACTCAACCAATAGAGGAAGAGTTTCGTTTAAATAGAATTACTGACGTTCAAACTAAAGCTAAGGAACTTAAGAAAGGTTATAAAGACCTTGAAGAGACCATCAAAAAAGAGCAAGACCGAGAACGTCAGTTCCAAAAATTATCAAAGGAGATTACTAAACTCAATAATGACATTTCTCAAAATAACACTCGCATCTCTTTTAACCAAAGACAAATCAGAGATCTTGAATCAGAAATTCAAATTACTACCGAGCAATTTAAAAACAGAAATACTGAACATGAAAAACTAAAAGAGTTTAAGGACAATCTTAAAAATACAATTGATGAACTTTCAGTTCATCGAGAAGATATAAATCACCACGACTTTGCATATTCCCTACTCAAAGATGATGGTGTTAAAACAAAAATTATAAAAAAATATCTACCATTTATCAATCAACAGGTAAATCGATACCTGCAATTGATGGATTTTTATATAAATTTTACTTTAGATGAAGAGTTTAGAGAGACTGTAAAATCTCCTATCCATGAAGATTTCTCTTATGCATCTTTTAGTGAGGGTGAGAAGATGAGAATTGATTTGGCACTTTTATTTACTTGGAGAGAAGTTGCAAGAGTCAAGAACTCAGTAAATACAAATCTTCTAATTATGGATGAGGTATTTGATTCATCTCTTGATGGTTTTGGTACAGATGAATTTTTAAAAATAATTAGATATATAATAAAGGGAGCAAATATTTTTGTCATATCTCATAAGTCTGACTTAAATGATAAGTTTGAAAATGTAATTAAATTTGATAAAGTCAAAGGATTTTCTAAGATTTGTTCTTCTCAACATTACGAACAATGAACACACCTAACTGGCAACATCACTCTAAGAAGGAGAAAAAACGAAAACTTAAACCACAAGCTCTACGTTCTGCAAGAGAGAGACGTAGACAGTTATTAAAGTGTCTACTCAACCCTGCCAACGGTAGGGTTTCTTTGTATAATGAAGTATATCAAGCAAAGACCTCATGACCATCCAATACGAAATCAAATCACAATTAGCAAAGTTACTTGCAACAGAAGACCTTGTTGTTGAGCACAAGAAAGTTGAGACTGCATCATTCAATATTGTAAGTCGAGTATTGACTCTACCGATGTGGGAAAACACAACAGAAGATGTTGTTGATATGTTAGTAAGTCATGAGGTAGGACATGCACTCTATACTCCGAATGAAGAGTGGTATAAAGAATATGAAATCAATCCAAATGTTGTTAATGTTGTAGAGGATGCACGTATTGAGAAGTTAATGAAACGTCGTTATGAGGGCATCTCAAAGACTTTCTATAGGGGTTATACAGAGTTACATAAAGAAGATTTCTTTTCTGTAAAGAAAAAAGATATTTCTAAGTTGAGTCTTGCAGATCGTATCAATCTATTCTTCAAGATTGGTTCACACTACAGAATTTCATTCACAGATTATGAGCAGACACTTGTAGATCGTGTTGCAGCATGTGAAACATTTAAAGATGTACTAGAAGTATCCAGAGACATCTACAACTATTGTATGGAAGAGATCGAAAAGAGAAAGCAAGAGCAGGAGACAGAGCAGGAAGCAGGACTAGAGATGGATAGTGGTGACGGTCAAAATAGTGGTGGAACAGGATCAGAACTTGAAGATGTAAAAGACGATTGGTATGATGAAGATGGTAACATGACTGAACCTGATGAAGATGGTTCCGATGTTGAGAGTCATCAAGTTAGACCAGAAGGAATGAGTGGTGGTGGTTCTCAAATGGGCACAGGTGGATCTGAAATTGCCGAGACTGCTGAGAGTCTTGAGAGAGCACTAAAGAATCTTGCAGTTATGGAAGGTCTAGAAAATCACTATCTAGAATTACCTGATGTTGATACAGATCAAATCATTATCGACAATGAAGTTATTCATGCAATATGTGATGCCCACTTCACAGGAATGCGTGAGGATTATGCTGAAAGAAGTAAAGAACCAGGTTCTGAAAGAGAGTGGTCAGTGTATAGTTTAGACGAAGCACTTAAGGCAATGGCAGAAGCAGATAGAGAGTTTCTTAAGTTCAAGAAAGAAGCACAGAAAGAAGTAAATTATCTTGTCAAAGAATTTGAGATGAAGAAGTCTGCAGGTGCCTATGCTCGTGCTACTACAAGTCGTACTGGTATTCTTGATACAAGTAAATTGCACACTTACAAATACAACGAAGACCTATTTAAGAAAGTTTCTATTATTCCAGATGGTAAGAATCACGGTCTAGTATTCATTCTTGATTGGTCTGGTTCAATGTCTCGTGAAATGTTGGATACTATCAAACAACTTTACAATCTAATCTGGTTCTGCAACAAAGTTCAAATACCTTTTGAAGTTTATGCTTTCACTGAAAACTTCCCTAATGTAAATGAAGAAGGTGTGGCAAAAGAATCCTATAAACCAAGAGTTGGGTTGTTTAAAGTCAGACCAGGTTTTAGTTTGATGAATATATTTACCAGTAAGGTTCGTGGTAAAAACTTGGAGAAACAACTAATCAATTTCTTCCGTATTGCCACAGCATTTAGTGATTATACTGCAAACAAACTTGTTCCTTACGGACTATCATTATCAGGAACTCCACTCAATGAGTCAATTGTAGCACTACATAAAATTATTCCACAGTTCCGTAAAGAGAATAGTGTTGAGAAAGTTAATTGTGTAATTCTTACAGATGGTGAAGCATATCAATTGAATTATCATCAAGAAGTTCAGAGATCATGGGATCCCGAACCATACATGGGAGAACGTTCAATCGATACCAGTTGTTTCTTACGTAATCGTAAGACAGGTAAAACATATCGAACAGGAGATTCATGGTCTACATTCACACCAATTCTACTTCAAGACCTTCGTGATACTTATCCTGATGTAAACTTTGTTGGTATTCGTATTATGTCACCAAGAGATCTTTCCAGTTTCCTTCGCATCAACTGTGATGATTACAATAGTCCAGAGGTTGAGAAACATAGACTTTCTTGGAGAAAGACAAAAGCACTTGCAATCAAAGAGTGTGGATATCATGTTTACTTTGGATTATCATCTGCTGCCCTTTCAAATGATTCCGAATTTGAGGTCGAAGAGGGTGCAACCAAAGCACAAATCAAGAAAGCATTTACTAAGTCATTAACTGCAAAGAAAATGAACAAGAAAATCTTGAATGAGTTTGTAACCATGATTGCCTAAATATAAAAAAGTGTCTAGTGAAATGAAGACCTATAAAGAATTCATGCAAGAGAGTAGTCTCTCTCGAATCAAAAGTAAATCTGATAAGGGTGGTATAGCTACAATGTCTGCTTCCAGAGCAGATAAGTCTGCGAAAGAAAATCGTGCAAGGGCAAAGCAATTAGATAAAGATATTCGTGGTAGAGGTTTAGGTGGTGCTACAAAGGTGACTGGTTCATATGTTGAGAAAGATGATAAGACAGGTAAAGAGAAGAAAGTAAAGGAGAGAAGTCATGTTGTCTCATCAGGTAAGATGGGTAAAAGAAAGTTTAAGAAGACAGTCAAGGCACTTGGTAAAAAGTATGGGCAGGATTCCGTATTGACACAAACGAAAAAAACTGGTACACTATCAGCAACAAGAAAAGGTGGACTTGGCAAATCAAAAAATGTAAAACTAGGAAAATTCAAACCACAGGGCAAAAATCCAGAGGGTCAATCTCAAATCAAAGGCAAAACTTTCACATACGGATAATGACAACACCACTTTATGACGACTCCAATTGGAGACAAGAATATAAAAATTATATAACTAACAAGATGGAACTTGATTTGCTAGAGAATGGACCTAAGAGTCTATCTCAATCTTGGCATCTTCAAGCACTTTACTCAGACTGGAAAAAAATGAAGGGATATAATAAATTAGATCCAAAAGAAAATAAAGGTCAACTACAATCTTCTATGACTGAATTTTTTCAAAGTCAAAAAGATCAGGGTATATAAACCAGTTAAATAAGTGGCACACACATGGTTGTTTTGATATTGATATCGATTATAATAAGTATATCAAACAAAGAACTACATCATGACTTACACTCCCTTCACTGTTAAAATGACTGAAGAGCAAATTACTGACAAGTTAGTATCACTTTATGGATCAGAAGTTACTACTGCAGATATCAAAGCATTTTGCTCTATGAATGACATTCATTACAACACCGTCACTCGCAAGTTGCAAAAATATAAAGTAACAAAAGGTAAATGGAATCTTGAAGTTACACAAGAAGCAGTTGAGCAGATTGAAAAAACATTCAATGCACCATCTGCACCAGTTCAAGAGAAGAACTTAGTTCCAACAAAAGATGATACATTTGTTCCTTTTGGTGGTTTCAAAGATATCAAAAAGATTATTCAATCTAAGCAATTCTATCCTGCATTCATTACAGGTCTATCAGGTAATGGTAAAACATTCTCTGTTGAGCAAGCATGTGCACAACTAAATAGGGAGTTAATTAGAGTTAATATTACGATAGAGACAGATGAAGACGATCTTATTGGTGGGTTTCGTCTTGTTGATGGTAACACTGTTTGGCACAATGGGCCAGTTATCGAATCTTTGGAGAGGGGAGCTATACTCCTTCTAGATGAGATTGATTTAGCATCAAACAAGATTCTATGCCTACAATCTATTCTTGAAGGTAAGGGTATCTTCTTGAAGAAGATAGGTAGATGGGTAAAACCTGCTGCAGGATTCAATGTCATTGCGACTGCGAATACAAAAGGTAAAGGTTCTGACGATGGTAGATTCATAGGAACTAATGTTCTTAACGAAGCATTTCTTGAAAGATTCCCTGTAACCTTTGAGCAATCATATCCATCAGTTAAGATTGAAGAGAAGTTATTAAATTTACATGCTGCAAGTGTAAATGTTTCTGATGATAAGTTTATCAAAAAACTTGTTGATTGGGCAGACATCATTCGTAAGACATTCTATGATGGTGGTATTGAAGAGATCATCAGCACTCGTCGTCTTGTTCACATCATTCGTGCATTCTCTATCTTTAAAGATAAGGCAAAAGCAATCCAAGTTTGCACTAATCGTTTTGATGATGAAACAAAACAGTCATTCATGGAACTTTATGACAAAGTAGATGCTGACTTTAACCTACCAGTTGACCAACAGTCAGGAGAGTGATATAATGAATGCATGGAGTTTATTGTATGATATTCTCAATGGCACATTTGATAAGGAGTATCCAATCGTGGATAAAAAAGAAGTAGATGAGAAGACAGGATTGTGGAAAGAACCCGATCCTGTCGAACATTCAGATTATTATTATGACTATAAACGTAATGATCCGAATGCAGAAAATCCTTTCACTGATCCTGTAGATCGAGCAAGAGCAGAAATGGTAGTCGGTAACATTGATAAAGATTTAGAGTGGATAGAAAAGTCTGGTGGATTTGAGTGGACACCAGGTTCACCTTGGCCACCATCAGTTTCTGAAGATGATGGTCTTGACTATGACATAGATCTATCCACAATTGATGATCAGTATTCACATCATTTTACTAATGCCAATTCACCATATAATGATGGGTGGACACAAGAATTTCACAAAAAAGAATTAGAAAAATTAGAAGAATTAAAAATGTCAGCACATTATTTTAAGTATCATGAAGAAGAAATTTTAAAAGATATTCAAGAGTTT